GACTGAAGCACATGGTATTACTCTACTTGTTTAGTTACTATATCTTGTTGAATTTGTTCGTCGTAAGTCTGTTGTAGGTAATTAATTACACTACGTTGTCCTGACTTATACCATATCACTCTGTCTTCGTCTGTCAAGAGAGGACATTTATCTGGGAACAGTTTGTCAAGTTTATTGATGAGATCCTGTGTTAAAGCAGGGAGTACTATGTCTTCTTGGTTCATAACGGTATATTATCTTCAGTCCATACATACACAGGAGTCATCTCTCCCATATACGCACCACCTATATTAAAGTCAAAGAACTCTATAGCTTCTTCCATACTCATCCCATCTCTTGTTATCATTACTTGTAACATACGTTCTATAGAGTACACAACCCTTAGCTTCTTGTAGTCTGTACCTATTATACAGTCATTGAAACCGTCCACCCTTAATGCTTCGCTATCTGTCATCTCTATATCCTAGATCGTCTAGTTCTTTAGGTAAGTTACCTTTGTTTATTTGATCTTCGGTCCACGCCCAAGCTGACGCATTCCAAAGGATAGCTGCCGTATGGTCCTCAGTACTATCGCCCTCACCCAACGCCAACAGATGTCTAAAAATACTGTCATATAATCTACTTAGTGGGAAGCCTTGCTTCCAGTTGTTGTCTCCGTAAAGCTTTCCGCCATCTTCAAATCTTTTTGCGAGACAGCGAAGGGCGATTGGAGGAATAAGGCTGGGTCGTCCCCGTCCAATGTCCCCGTCACGCTTAGCCCCTGTTGAGAAATCTTTAGTATATCCTTGGTTTGGTAATTCTTTGGTGTCCATAATCTTTTAATAGTATTAGTTCTGAAGCAGTAGTTATCTATGCGGAGGAGTCGTGCCATCCAAGCGTTCATCAATGCGTCTTGTTCTGTGAGTCCCGCTTTCTCGTAACATGTTACAACAGTCTCCCAAGTGTAGCCGTCCTTATCTAAAACTTTCTTAGCTGTGACTGGTCCCATCTTAGGTACTCCTTTGAATCCATCCGTTACATCTCCTGTTATTGTTTGTATCAAGTGGAAGTTATCTGCCTCCTCTTCAGTTGGTTGGTGATACTCGCCACGGTTATAGTCGTAGTAGATACCCGGTACTCCTTTGAAGTCCTTGTCTATACTAACTATAATAGTTTCTTCATCCATCTCCTTGTCGGTAGCTAAGATAGATATAACATCATCAGCTTCTAAGTTAGGCCACATCACACCACCCAATTCATCAATGATCCACTGCTTGACTTGTCGTAAGATGATGGGCAAGCGAGACTTAGCACGATTAGATTTGTACTCTGGATTTAATTTACGACGGAAGTTCGCACGGTCAGACAGACACAGTACAACATACTCAGTCTTTAATTGTTCCTTGAACTCTTCTATCCTGTTAATCACACGAGCTTTGGCTAATGCCATGTCTGCGTGTACCGTCCACAGTTCGTCCTTCCATTCGATTGATTCTTCTGCGACAACAGATGCTTCAAAAGCTAGGACATCTGCGTCGATCAGTAATGTTGTTTTGGTTTTATTCATAGTATACGCTCCAGTTGTTTTGGTATTTTTTATATTTAGATTTACTGGGGTTCTCAGGGTACAGCTTAATAGTCTTACTATTTACTACCTCTCTGGGTATCATCCACCACTCTTTAATAGTAGATATATATACACCCAGTACATCAATGGTATCAGGAAGGTGCATCTTTGTATCGCATCCAGATGAAGAGTTAACAGTGTACGCTGACTTATGTCTGACCGATGTACTCTTTATCTGTACCTTTAGATCGCCCGCCGGGCAGTGGACAATGAAGTCCCAAGGCATAGGAGTCGTAGGTGCGTGTGGTTCGAAGTCTCGTTCTAGACATTCAGCTATGAAACGTGTCTCAGCTATAGCTCCTATCCGTTGTGCATTTGAAGACGGCATAATTTTATCTTGGTACTGTTGTTTCCAATCGTAACCGACCGTAAGGTCTTGGGTGTCGTAGATGTGTGCAAGCGTAGTGTAGCTATCGTATTGTAGTTCGTCCATCTCTTAGTGTGTCTCCGCCCAGTTGTTACCGATCTTGAACTCACCGTCCAACGCTACATTCAACTTTAACTGTCTACCTGCTGCTGCCATAGACTCAACTGCTAACACTCCAAAGGTCTGTGCTTTATCGGGTATCACCTCAGCTTGGAACTCGTCGTGGATGTTAGCTACAAAGCTATACTCTCTACCGTGTTGCCACTTCAGTTGACTGAGTTTGTGGTACAGTTGGATCAAAGCTACTTTCATAACTACCGCACCAGCAGATTGTAATAACATATTGAGTGCTGCGTGTGTACTTCTGACTGGTAGTATGCGTCCGTCAAGACCCTTCAGTTCTCCTCCGGCTTTTGTCTTGCGTTGTACATCAGCTTGTAAACGAGCGAGTGCTGGTAGACTACTGAAGAACTTACGTTTGAGTTGCTGTCCTTCTCTTGCTCCACCTCCTATAATCTCTCCCATCTTGTGGTCACCCGCTCCGTAGAGAAGTGCATAGATCATAGTCTTAGCTTGGTCTCTTGTCTCCAGTCCTGCTGCTTTCTGATTGACAGTGTGTACATCTCCTTCCGTTACAATCTTAGCGTACTCTCCACCGTCATAGAATGCCATGTAGTGTGCAAGCATACGAAGCTCAAGACTAGATGCGTCACACCCTACTAACTTGTAACCGTTACGCACTGTGAATAACTCACGACACTCCGCACCGTAGTCAGCTCGTACACTGGGTACTTGTGCTACATTGGGTGTGCTGTGTGTACATCTACCTGTTACTGCACCATTAGTATTTACTCTGCCGTGGATCACTCCGTTCTTTTGCAGCTTCAGCCAAGCTTGTTGACCCTCCGCCAATTGACCCAGTCTCTTCTGTACTAATAGGAACGATAACAATTCTTCAGCTATAGGATGGTCGATACCTTTGAGTACGGTTTCATCTACCTTGTATGTCTTGCCGTCGTTCTCCGTGGGTAGTTCATAACCTAGAGCCATCAAGCGTTCAGCTATTTGTTTACGACTACCGGGTTTGAACGGTATCTCTTTGACGGCATTGCCTTGCTTGACTGCATCCTTGACTAATGATTGTGGATGACCCCTAGCTTTCAGTTGTTCCTTCAGTGCTACCTTTGTTTTGGCGTGGAATACTTCGAGCTGATCTTCCTTCTCTACCTTTAATGCCCAACCTGCTGGACTCTTCATCTCTACCTTTGTAGGTTTCCAAGCATTCTGTAAGTCAGTAGTCAGCTTGGCTCGGATGCCCATAAGCTTGGCAGTCAGTACGTCTGCTTTATCTAAGTTAAACTTAAACCCGTGGCGTTCCTGTTGGGTGACAATATACCTGAACCAATGTTCAATAGCTATCATCTCCCGACTGGGCTGCTGCTTAAATAAGTAGTCGTAGAGTAACTGAGTAACTATAACATCTCGTTCACAGTACTTACGCATGTCCTCGTTGTACTCTTCAAACGCATCGTCCTTCTCACCGTAAGTTAACTTAGTAGCACTACCCATCCTGTGTCCCCAAGCCTTCAAGCTGTGAGAACCTACTAACTCCTTATCGAATTTGTTACGTCCCCAATCGTCGTTCCTCAGGTCTGGAAATACACACCGACTAACTACCAATGTATCAAGTACTTTTGTTAGGGGTGCAGTGAATCCATATAACTTCTTCAAGGCGGGTAGGTCGAAGTCAATGACGTTGTGTCCGACGATACGCTCTGCTTTCTGTAGCTCTAACAATCCACGCTCTATACTTTCCCCGTGAAACGTCAGCATCTTAGGGAGCATAGGATCGTAGATCGATAAGCAATGGCAAGTATGTAAGTCAGATAGTGTAGCCCAATCGTTAATCTCGTTGGTCTCTATATCAAAGAATAGTGTTCGTGTCATAGTTATTAGAATGGGTTATTGGTTTCATCGTTTGGTTTAAACACATCAGGACTGTATCGTCCCGTTGCATTGTCGTAGTGTAGAGTATCACAGTGTCCAGTTTGTCCGCTGAATCTGTTCTTTAATACACGCACTCTTGTTTCGTTACTGATTGTCTCGCTCTGTTGGTTACGCTCCAGTCCTATAACAATATCAGAGAGTTGTGCTATAGCTTGTGACCCACGTAGATGGTGCAGACTTACTCGTCCCCCTTCCTCGTGACCACTATCGACACGCTTGAGGTGAGACACTAGTACCATACCACATCCAGTCTCTTCGACTAGACTTCTAAGCTTGGTCATCGTGTTATCAATCAATCGTCTCTCGTCGTCACCTTGAATACCACTGACAACAATCGATAGATGGTCTAAGAATATCCACTTACAATCGTACCCCTTGATTAGATACTTGATCTTACTTAACAGGTTGTCGCTATCCATCGAGCCGAAGTGATCGTAGGTGTAGAAGTTTCCGTTGCCTACCGTCTCTTCAAATGCAGGTCGCAGTACCTCCTCACTTGTATCGTCTTCCTCTAGGTGTATAGGTTTGTTGATGTGGATACCCATGATGCCAAGTGCCGTCCGCCTGACTGACTCCTCAAGTGCAATGTATCCGACCTTCTCATTTAAACCTAAGATATGATGAGCGACCTCCCGGCAGAACAAGGACTTTCCAATCCCACTACCCGCACATACGGTTACTAGTTCTCCTTGTCGCAAGCCAAGGGTCAACTCATTCAATCCACTATACGGATAAGGTATAGACTTACTGTGTTCTCTGTCAGCGATAACATCCCACAGCTCCTTACCGTTTACGATACCGTCTGGTCTGTACTCTCGTGCGTCGAACAAGCAACTGACTAACTCCTTAGCTCGTCCTGCTACTAACATATCAGACGGGTCTTTAAGTGGCAGCTCTGCGATGTGTGCTTTACCGGGCGTCAGTAGTGCAGCACATTCAGCTGCCCCTTTACGTCCGACATCATCCATATCAAAACAGAAGACGACCTGTTCGTACCTGTCCAGCCAATCGATTGCTTGAGCTACAAATTTTTTTGCTGCTCCTGCTCCGTTAGGTACAGATACTACAGGCCACTTGTTATCCATAGCTTGGGAGGTACTCAGTGCATCGATCTCTCCTTCCACGACAATGACACGACGACCGCCGTCCCGCCAAAGGTGCTGACCATATAACCCGATCAGCTCTCCTTTAATGGCGAATTGTTTATTGGCGTAGCGTATCTTCTGCCCACAAGTCTTACCGTCTCGTGTTTTATAGTTAGCTATCTGACATGGTTGACCGTTGTGATTGCCCATCCAGTAGCCCCACTTCCGACAAGTGTCTTCAGTCAGGTTACGTCTAGCAATAGCTTCGGGTTCTCCAGTTATATAATCTCTCGGTGTTGGGGAGGTTTTCATTCGTCCGTCTCCTCCTCCAACGTGATCGTCGCAACTGAAACAATGGGTGCTACCGTCGTCGTTGATGGAGAGAGCGTCTGAACTTCCGCACTTATTGCATGGTTGATGCGTTGCTGTGAAAGCCATGATTTTGGTATAGTTTTGTTAGCATATTTTATTCCTTTCTTATCGCACCAAGCTGCGTAGGTGGTCTTGCTACCCTTACGAATCTTGTTAGAGGCATCCATAAACACCAAGCGTATATCTAGGTGTGGATGTTGCTCTCGTATTAGTAGATGCTTCTTCCTGTCCTCCACGACCCACAACCCTTTGGCTTCAATGATGATGCCGTTAGGTAGTATGAAGTCGGGAGTATAGGTAGCAGTCTTCGTGTACTCTAACTTGAGTGACTCGTATTGATATTCAACACCACTCTTACGCAGTTGATACGCTAATCTTTCTTCGAAGCCGGACCTAAATCCGTTCTTAGAAGTTCGCTGTGAGGGTTTCTTCCGACGTTTCTTCCGCATCAAATGCTTGGTCTAAGTTTTCACCGCCGTTTGCTATGTATCCCTCTTCTTCCGTGAACCCAAAGGACTCAGCAGCTATACCACCTACTCCTCCGTTCTTTAATTGTATAACTTGTACAGCACTCAACTCAAAAGTCACTCCGAATCCTTGACTTGGTACAAACCAGAACTTAGGACGGAATGCTACATTGACTTCACTACCTCCCCAAACCTGTACGTCTTCTGGAAGTGGTTGTCCTTTAGCGTCGTACAAAGCTATGTTCAACTGGTACTCCGTGCCGTCACGTCTTCTACCTCCAGCTTTCAACTTAGCTTTTAACATATGTCCGCCATCTGTCTCGGTAAAGGGTAAGCCCTTCTGTTCAATCTTCTTACCGGGATTAGCATCCATCACATCCTTTAACTCCTGTTCGTACAGAGGTTTGATCTTGTTAACTATTTCTTGTTTGGCTGCTTCATCAATCACTAGGTCACAGCTATACACACCATACTCATCAAACCTTTTGTTCGGTTCATTCAAGTGGGCGTATCTAGCGATGCCTCGTGCTTTTATTATATCATGTTTACGTCTTGCTTTTACTGTCATATCTCGATGTATGTTTATTGGTTCTTTAAGAAAGCAGATACTTCATCTGTGTAATTGCGGAAACATCTAAGTCTCCAAGCTCCGGCACTGACGGAAGTTCTGCTTCTGGGTTGTTGTTGATTTGCTCCGCACGGAACTCGGTTAGGAGATCAACGGTGAAAGTTTTAGCGTAGGTTTCTCGGACGATTCTATTCATAGCTCTGACATTACAAGCGTGTGTTACGAAACAGTCATGTATATATCCCGCATCGAAGTCAACCTCATTAGCAACTTGATGGACAACACAAGCGTCTAAGCTGTGTATAAAGTTAGCGGTCACTGCGTCTTGTTGTCCCTTCGGATCAATCTCTCCCGCTAGTTCTTCAGTGTGTAAAACCATATTCGTATTATCAAAGACACTTGCAACACATACCTTCTTAGTCTTTCTGAATGATTGTATGACTTTAAATCCAGTAGGTGTAGTCCACATCAAAGGTGATTCATAACCAAGACACCGTATACTTTCCTTTAAAAACTTCATCACTTTATTGACGGGTCGACACACCTCATCAGCTATAACATTTACAATCTTACTGATCCATAACACAGCGGTAAGCATCTCTCCTGTACTGGTCCACGGATGATTCAATCCAATACTGTAAAAGATATTTTGTGAGAGCATATAACTAGATGATCCATATGGTCGGTTCATAACTGCTAACTTAGCGAGCTTACGAGAGAATCCATACTGCATCCAAGTCTGTGCGATAACACCTCCATCTTCCTTTAGTTTATCGTACACACGGTCAGCTACGTGTTGGTAAAGATCGTTACTTCTATCAGCCTCTACCAAGTTACACATCCGTCCAGTCTCTTTGTCCCGTAGTAACAAGCTAAGTATTTGCATACCATTATTACTACAGTCTTGACGGACAGGTAAGTAAGATACATATCCGTATCCCTCCTCCGTGAACTGCTTGAACTCCAGACAGAATCGAAGGAAACAAAACGGATCACTTGCATCTGTCCACCAATCCGTACCGTGTGGATCATTCGCTGCTTCAAGTATAAACTTCTGTCGTTTACCTACCCATTCAAGTCGCTCCGCTCTTGTACCCTTGACTCCCCACATATTAGCACCGTGAATCATAACAGCTTCAAAGTCTTCTTCATCGACTATTTGTTCGCCCCTTTTAAAGTCAAGTAAACTCTTAGCTAAGTCGTTACCTTGTGGATGTAAATAGTGAGGTAAAGCATAGACCCGTCCACGATAGTCACAACGATAAGGAAAGTACAACTGATCCCACTTACTATATATCTTAGCCAAGTGCATGATCCGACAAGCTTGAAACCTTTTACTGTTATTAGATTGGTTAGCTGTCTTGATGTCCTTCTGTTTTAAACGCCAAGCACGTAGTTCATGCGGACAGTCACCAGTATATCTCGGTTGCTCATCTATCTCGCCGAACTGTGGGATGTTACCGACTACTCGTTTGTTTTCGTAACACTTTAAAGTAATATCTAATATCTCTTTGTTAATTTTCCACTGGACTTTCTGTAAGTTATTAACAGCACGGAATACATGGTCGTAAGATTTTAAGTGTGGTTCGAACCAACTGAGCGGTTTGCCAGTGAAGAAAGGAACGGGTGCTAGGTGTTTCGTTGAGTATCCACCCCCTATAATAGTGAACCAATCAACAGGTTCTTCATCCAGTGCCATCTTAAACGGACGACATCCTTCCATCCACTTATCAAACCGTCTTATCCAATCTGTAAAGTCTTTGGTTGGTACGACTAAGCGTT